GAAGCATCTAAGTTTGCAGCGCGAACTGTGCGGCGAATTTCCGCTGTCCTTTTACGCTCGGCAGAGATAGCAGCCTGAATTTCCTCGCTGTTAGAAGGTGTTGCTTCAACCACTGGGGTCTCTTCAATCACTTCTATTTCACGGGTTTCTTCACTCATTTGGCTGTCCTTTATAGGCTCATTGGTTAGTTTAGGCGGATTTTCGGAACGCAGTTGCGCCTTCGCATCCGCAGGGATTGGAACGAGACTCAATTCATGAGGCTCCCAATCTACTGCTCGCATGACGGTTGAACCGTCAGCATCTTCACTGCGCTCATAGTTCCAAACGCGATATCCGACACTCACAGATCTAATAATGCCATCGCGGACATCATTAAAAATAGGAGTTACATCATCACGATTGGAAAATCGCACAATTGCACGGCCTTCCTTATTTTCATCAATGCGAGCTGACTCAACGACACCAACGATGTCACTAAGACTTTCCGCACTGTGAGAATTCAGAAGAGGTGCTCCAGAGTTCAGTCTACCCATACGGATAGAACTGTCCTCCATTGATAGCTCCTCATAATAAGGGCCATCAAATCCAGACCTTGAGACTCTCGCCCCAGTGGTCCAAACAACTTCCGCTGTTCTGGCTTCAGTATCTACAGATTCAGGCGTAAAAAAAGCTCTGGTCTGTAGGAGTTCATCAGTCATTAAATACTGGCCTCCTTAATAGATAGTACTTGAATCTTTCCAAAACCCACTAGAACTGAGGTTTTTTGTCTTGTCTGTGGTCAATGACTCCAGAAGAGATGTTTACAGCTTAAGCCTGAAGGCCGTTTTCTGCATTTGATCCATCGCTCTGAGCTTGTCCTGACCCTGTTATTTTTCGAGGGTCGCTATCTAGGGTGATACCTAGTTGATCTAATCGCTCATTGTCCTGAGCAATTTCTAACATGACTTCTTCTGGATCATAGCCATGCTCTCTGATTGCCTCAGATAAGGAACAAAGTCCTCCTCTTACAGCATCAATTGTTGCATTAATTTCTTTTGAAGGATCAATCAGCTCTCGCCGTGGGGCTGTCCATTGAGCCACTATCCCCTCCATCTTTATTCCTTTAACACTTGCCGCCTGTCCAAACCAATTCCAGATCGGATTCAACATCTGAGGAACAATCAAATGGCTCCTCCAAATATCAATATTTCTCTGGAATTCTATCCAACCCATTCGACCTGAACTGAAAGACGTATTGTTCAGATCTCCAGTTAGTGCTTCATACGTGATACCAAAACCCGCTGAAATTTGCAACAGGTATTGTCTAGAGATCTTGTCAAAGTCTCCCACAGAGGGAGGACTTGCAAACCTCATATCTTTTCCAGGTGGCAAAATCTCAATCATTCCAGGTTCTATTTTGTCAACTAATTCTCCGCCCAAAGTGGGATCCGCTGCTTCTGTATCTACAGCAAAAGCTGCAAAACAAGCTGAGATTTTTTGCTTCAATAATTGAGCATCTGTATAATCATCAAAATCTCTCATTTTCACAAGAACAGGAGCAGCCCAAGGGACTCCCCTAGTTTGTCCTGGTCTGTCTTGCCTGAAGACTAAAATGCACTCTTCTGCTTTTATTCTGGAGCTGTTTACATTTGTAACTCTTAGGTTTTGATCTCCTGGATGCTCGTCATAAAGGTGATAAGCAACTCTCTTTCCTTTTGAGTTGTATTCAATTCCTTCCTTAATAAACCCTCCATTTTCTAGGCTTCCATCTTTCCCAACATCAAGGAAATCTGGCTCCAACACCAAGAGCTGTAAGGGAATTTTTTGACTTGGAACAATTACTCTTCTGATTATTACTTCGCCACTTTCAACAATGGTTCTCATTGCTAAAGCCTGAAGACTGTTGAAATCTAAGAGGCCGTTGTAATCACATTGGGTTGGATCTTGCGCCCATGAATTGAAAAGATCTGTGAACTGTTGAGATCTTTTTCTAGATCTCTGAGTTTTTGCTTGGCCAACAAAACCAGTTCCAACAGTATTCGAGACAATTACTGAAATTGCTTTTGAAAAATAAGGGTCATTCCTTGCTCTTTCATGGCTCCTTTGAATTAGAAGCTGTCTTGATCTGGAAGAGCTTGCATCTGCTGATCCAGCAGTTGTCAGCCAGTTCTCAACTCTCCTTCCTTTGCTTGCTCCTTCATAGTTTCTCAGGAGTCCAAGCTGAACTCTGGCCTTCTCTCTTTTGAGAGCAACTTGTGGATTAAAGGCCGCCACAATATTGTCAAAAATTGAAGCCATAATTTAATAATCCTTTTTAAAGGAGGCGAATTTGCGAGTAGTAGTTCCGCTCCCTAATCTTTTGCGGATTAAATCACGAGTCTTTAAAAGCTCATTGAGGTCTCTATACCAAACCTCTTTGTCCTCATATTTGACACGCAGAAAGCCGCCTGCAATGGCTTCTTCTATCGCTGCCAATCCTGCTTCTGAAAACATAATTTTAATCAATCCTCCGATTGCAGTCTAATTGGTTAAAGATAAGTTGAACGCCTTCTTTTGATTAAGTTTGAAGGAGTTTGAGCTGGTTTTACTCCAGTTTGCTCATATATTACCCCACTTTCGCGCTCTTCTTTTTCCCATCTTTCATCCGTCCATCTTTGCGCTCCTACTGCTTCACAGGCTGCTCTCGCATAAACGCGACAGTCTAAAGCTTCATTTCTTTCTCTGCTCTTCTCCCATTGATATTTCTGATACCCTCGGACAATTCTGCTCACAATATTCTCAGCCGTAAGCTGTTTGAAAAATTCTTCTCCATACATAGGGAAATGACACCAACCAAAGGGAAGGGCTTCTTCTGGATCTGTTGGAAGTTTCCTTCTTAGCCATCCATATAATTCGGATTTTGCATTGCTAACCCCTACAGGCCAGATCTTAATTCCTGATCTTATTTTCTTTCCCCTTACTGTCATTTCTACTGGAGAAGGTTGCCCCAGTATCGTGCTTAAAGTATCTCGCCCCTTTACTCCCATTACTGAATAGGCAGACTGAGACCTAATCCATCTATAACATTCTTGAGTCCTGAATCCTGTATCAATGGCAGTCATTCTGATTGGCATTTGAAGACCGTTTTTCATGGGAAGAGACATTTTTATTTGTTTTGTTAATTCTTCCCAGACTTGATCCTCTGCTGTGTTTCCACTGATAACGATATAATCAAGACTCCAAGTTTCTAAATTTCGACCCCAGCCCACAAGCTCCATTTCAAGCCTGTCCTTCTGAACGTCAATTCCTGCTGTAATAAAGACAACTCCTTCAGGTACTCTTCCAATCGGATAATCTTCTCGCCTGTGATATAAAGCTTCCCACTCTGGAGCTTCTCCTGTGTCAGCGTATGGAAGGCCCAAGACTGTATTTTGAAAAACTCTCATCAAGTCTTCATTTTTCTTTGCGTTCAAATATTTTTCAGCTATCTCAACCCAGCTAATCCAACCTAATGGGCTATATAAACTTGAGAGATGATAAGACCTGTGAAGACCTTCTGGATTTTTAGGAACCCAAGTTCCTCTGTCTAGAATTGTGTTTTTATGGTATTCCTCAAAACTTTCTTCACAGTGGACGCATTTATATTTTACTGTCTGTGGCTTGTTCTCTTCCCAGTGCATCTGCTCCCAGACTAACTGCTGGAATGTTCCGCACAAAGGGCAGGGAACCTCATAAACTCTCATATCTCCATCTAAATATTCCGCTTCAATTCTTGATCTGCCAGCAATTGTGGGAGTTGAAGTCCAGAAGCTTTTTCTGTTTGAGAAGGTTCTTGTCCTAGCCAAAGCCAATTGGCAGGGATCTCCCTCTCCATCTACTGATCCCACATAAGCGTCTATCTCATCCAACATTAAAAATTTCACTGGCATAGATCTAAGGCCAGCAGCCGAGTTTGCTCCAGTCATCGCCAATATTCCTGCATTCCATTCCTTAGCCAGCATGGAATTCCCTGAGTCCCTAGAGCGTGGATCCTTAACCTTTTCTCTGAGCCTCGGACAATCATCAATCATTGGCTGGATCCTAGACTTAGAGTTCCTCTTCGCCATTTCTACAGTTGGCAAAACCGCCAAAATTGGACCGCCCACAATATCAATTATGTATCCAATCACATTGTTTTGAGCCTCGGATTTGCCTATCTGCGCTCCAGCTTGAAAGACTACTTTCTCAACTGGACTACTCGAACTCATGCAGTCCATCACTTCCCTGAGATAGGGAGTGCGGGAAGTTTTCCAAGCTCCAGCCTCTGCTGAAGCGCGATTTGAAAGCACCCTGAAAGCATCCGCCCACTCACTAACAGAAAGCATTGGATCAGGTTTTATTGCTTCTGTGGCTGTATCCCAAACCACATCCAAGGCATTAGCTAGAAGGTCCATCTGTCTCCGCTAGATGTTCCAAAGAGTCATTGATTTCTCTTTTCATAATTTGAAGCATTTCATGCTGCTTCTCTTTTGAGAGATTACCAACAATTGCAGAAATCTCAGAAATTACCCTGATTGGAATATTTAAAACAGCATCTCTGAAAACTCTATTGGTCCTGTAAGTTGCTTTTTTTACTTCCTCAACCTTTACCAGTTCGCCTGCTTTCTCTTTGAATTCCAGCTCCAGCAGATTGGCTTTGTATTGCTCAGCATAGGCTCTGGCTTCTGAATAATCTGGAATGGATCCATTAGCTGTGACCGCTGGGCCTCTGTTTCTGTTTATATCCTGCGCTGATCTGACTTGGCTTAAATTTGTATTTTGAGACCACTCCCTCTCAGCAATGTCTGTATCAATTAAATATCCGCCGCGCTCCTTGCTGATGCTTTGAACCAATCGACCATGCTTGATTGCTTTCCTGACAGCTTGAGGAGAAACATTCTTGATCTTTGCAAACTCGGCCAGCTTTATTTTCATTTGGTCTCTCCCTTCACAGGAGGCCATAAGCTCTCAGCCGCTTTTTGTTGCTTCTTTTTTTTGCTGCAATGTTCACAACTACACTCTCTATAGAGATCGCCTTTTATGCAGGCTTCAGGGTCGAGGTAATCCATAAAATCACATTAGCTGTATTAGACAAAATTCCGCAACTATTCGCAACCGTGCTTCTTCATACTCTCAAATACTTCTAGCCATTAAAAAAAACTTTTTTTCATTTCAAGCCTAATTCAGAAGCCTGTATTCTCAGCAAGTTTTGTAATCGAGAAACCCCTTGGCTGAGAGTTGTTCCAAGGGAAGGGATCCTGAAAGGACGCTACCCCATGTATCTTCTGATACTAATCTTTTTTCGGGGCGGGGTGCCGCCGTAAGAAGAAAGGCTGGGAAGAACCTAAGAGTGGGGGGGCTTGTAAGATATAGGGCTGGGAGTAGTACAAACTAGGCATGTATAAACTCTCAAGAGTGGGGGCTGGGATGCCTTCCCCTGCAATGGATTACAGCGATTAAATACTACGAAATGTAAACTTTTAAGAAGTCAGTAGTACACCTGAGAAGACTACCCAATATATTTATTGCGCCTTAAGTCACATATCGGGCGTGACTCCTCCGCGCTGGACAAGATAAGCGTCAGCCTTCACTACCGCCTCAGATCAGAGCTGCGATCACGATCAGGGGCATTTT